TCTAAGGATGGTTTTTCAAGCTCCCTATAACAAGATCTCAAAGAAATCAAAGACAACGTATGCACAATGGTGTGATCGTCACAAGATCCCGTGGTGTGCGTACCACAACATACCAATGGAATGGCTCATATAGAGAGCGAATTCGTAAGACATACAGCATGTCCTAATTGTGGTTCATCCGATGCCAATGCTGAGTACTCGGATGGACACACACACTGCTTTGTATGTCACACCCGCACTCCTGGGAATGGAGAAATTAAACACACTCATCAAATGTCTACAAATGTACAACTTAAAGGATCTGCCGTACGGCTGCAACGAAGAGGTATTAGTGAACAGACGAACCAAAAATACAAGATCTTCCGAGACGGAGAACTTCTACGCTTCCATTATTTCACGAGCGACGGAATACTTCAGGGAGCAAAAGTAAAGACCAAACAGAAAGACTTCTATTATGAAGGGATTACTACCGATACTCTTTTTGGTCAGCATTTATTTCCTAGTAGCGGTAAACGGATCATTGTTTATGAAGGTGAGCTAGATGCTGCCTCTGGTTACGAGGCAATGACTGGTTGGCCACATGTCAGCCTTCCTCATGGAGCTGCTAGTGCCAAGAAAGATATACAGAAACAATACGATTTATTCCAAGGCTATGAGGAAATTGTTCTCTTCTTTGATGGAGATGAGGCTGGAAGAAAAGCAGCGGAAGATGCTGCAAGCGTACTACCACCAGGGAAGGTCAAAATTGCAAGGCTCCAATCCTATAAAGATGCTTCGGAAGCTTTGCAAGCGAATGACTCAGAAGCAATAAGGAAAGCTATATGGGATTCAAAGCCATACCAACCTGACGGGATAGTCGATGCAAAAACATTACTTAAAGAAGTAACCACCCCACAGAAAGAATCAGACTATGACTACCCATACGACGGACTTAATAGAAAGCTACGAGGGATCAGGAGATCATCACTTGTTACTTTTACTTCAGGAACTGGCCAAGGAAAATCAACCATCACTCGTGAGATCGCAACTCACCTTCTCAACAAGGGTGAACGGGTTGGGTTCTTGGACCTTGAAGCCTCCAACAGACAAACAGCTTTAGGCTTGATGTCTACTGCTGTAGGTAAAGCACTACACATAGGAGAACATAGTGAAGAAGAACTCAAAGAACATTTTCGTAATACCATTGCTAATTGGAATCTCTACATGTTTGATGGCTTTGGTAGTTTTGACCCAGACGTTGTTTACAATCGGATCGAATACCTTGCCAGTGGACTGGAGTGTAATATTGTATTCTTAGACCATCTTAGTATTCTTCTTTCAGGACTTGAAGGAGATGAAAGAAGGATGATAGATCAGACGATGACTCGTCTACGAAGTTTAGTTGAACGTACAGGTATAACTCTTTTCTTAGTTAGTCACTTAAGACGTACAAGTAATGACAGAAAATCACATGAAGAAGGAGGTAGAGTTTCCCTCTCACAACTTAGAGGGTCTCACTCAATATCTCAAATATCAGATGCGGTCGTTGGACTTGAACGAAACCAACAGTCCACAGAGGGAAGAAGCGATACGACTCTTAGAGTCCTTAAAAACCGTTATTCAGGCGAGACAGGCATAGCTTGCACACTTACATATGACTTATCCAACTGCAGATTTAGTGAGAATGAGACTTCGGAACCATCCTTTCTACGTGGGACCAGCGAAACCACGGATTTTTGAAAACAGTGAATATGAACATCCTTGGTACAAGCACGCTGAGGAACCGCCACAACTGAATAAACCAGAGCCACCTAGCGAGGAGGCAAAAAAGAAAGCAAAGTTTAAAGACAAAACTTATAAGTGGATGAAAAAATGACACTCGTCTTTGACCTAGAAACAAATGGTCTACTGCACGATGTAACACGTATTCATTGCATAGCAATATACGACTCCACGACAGATGAGATAGAAACTTACAACGATGAAAAGAATAACAAATACTCCATTTCTGAGGGAATTAATAAGTTACTTGTTGCTGACACGATTGTTGGTCATAACATTATTGGTTTTGACATCCCGTGTATTAGCAAACTATATAACTATTTCACTCCCCGTCATCGCATTGTTGACACTCTTCTTCTATCACGTCTATACCACCCAAATATCTATGACTTAGACCATAAGCACAAGTGGAGACATATGCCACTACAGCTCTATGGAAGACATAGCTTAGAGAGTTATGGCTACCGTCTAGGAGAATATAAGGGAGAGTTTGGTAAGACAAGTGATTGGTCAGAGTGGAGTCAAGAGATGGAGGATTATTGCGCTCAAGACGTAGAAGTTACAAAGAAATTATGCGACCACTTTCACCCCTACCTGACTGGTGCTCGCTAGAGCATTCAGTTGCACAAATACTCACCCAACAAGAAATACATGGATGGTACTTTAACGAACGCTCTGCATGGGAACTTGAATCTGATCTCCGAAAAGAATTGGAAGAACTTAGTCAAGTACTTCGAGACAGGCATCCTTTCGTTGCAGGATCAGTATTTAATCCTAAACGAAATAATCGGACCCAAGGCTATGTCGCTGGTGCTGAAAGCATCCGACTCAAAGAACTAAACCCCACATCAAGAGATCATATTGCATGGGTACTGACAACACACTATGGCTGGAAGCCGTCATCAATAAGCTCGAACGGAAAGCCCGTCGTAGACGAGATAATCCTAAAGGAAATTGGGACGGATATAGCTCTGAACTTTCTCCGATGCTTGGAACTAAAGAAAGCGTTGGGAATGATATCAGTCGGCGTGAACGCATGGCTGAAGCTATGTACGACATCTAGTCGAATTCACCACAATTGTTCAGTTTCAACTAACACATTTAGATGTGCTCACAGAAAACCAAATCTAGCCCAAGTACCAGCTGATGAAAGCTTTAGAAAACTATTTACCGCCTCGCCACGAATGGTTATGGTCGGGGCTGACCTTGCTGGCATTGAACTTCGGATGCTTGCTCACTACCTCGCCAGATATGACGGTGGTAGATATGCAGATATCCTCCTCAATGGAGACATACACCAAGTTAACGCAGACAAAATTGGCATAAGTAGACGAGATGTAAAGACCGTCACCTATGCCTTCTTATATGGAGCAGGAGATGCAAAAATCGGACTCTCAGTCGATAAACAACTACAACCAGATAAGGCAAGAGCTAAAGGAAAACAAGTACGTGCCGCGTTCATTGAAGCCATCGATGGACTTTCAGAGCTACTACAGGCTGTTAAGAAGCGGTCTGCTTCAGGCACGATCATGGCTGTCGATGGAAGAAAAATCCATGTAGATAGCACTCATAAGGCTCTTAACTATTTACTCCAATGCTCAGCAGGAGTTATCGCTAAGCGTTGGCTACTTATTACACATGAAAATTTACCACCAACTGCTCACCAGCTGGCATTCGTACATGATGAACTTCAATATGAATGTAAGAAAGAGGAAGTAGAAGATCTCAAGTTCTTACTTGAATTATCTGCAGCTCAGGCAGGTGAGTACTACAACCTTAGAATCCCCATAGCAGCTGAAGCAAAATCAGGAGCTACGTGGGCTGAGGTCCACTAACCTATGAAATTATTGATTGACTGCGATTTCGTTGTATATAAATGTTGTGCAGCTGCAGAGAGTGAGATTGATTTTGGAGATGACGTTATTGTTGTTACCTCTACATTCAAAGATGCTTACAGCTGTGTCAAACGTGAACTCAACAGAATTGCTAACAAGTTTGGTTCCTTCGATGAAATGATACTGTTCTTTAGTGACAGTAAAAACTTTCGTAAGGATATCCAAAAGGATTACAAAGGACACAGAAATCGTAAGAAGCCTTGCGGTTACAGGCGTGTCATCAAAAAACTAACTGAAGAATATTCAGTAATCAAGATGCCTACCTTAGAGGCAGACGACGCAATGGGAATATATGCCACAAAAAATCCTGGCAATATCATTGTTAGTCCAGATAAGGATATGAAACAAATACCAGGGATGTTGTGGAACTTTGAAGAGTCCACACTCATCAATCCAGATGAAGGTTCTAAGTGGCATCTAATTCAATCGATGGCTGGAGATAATACTGATGGCTACTCTGGAGTACCTGGCATTGGCGTGAAAAGAGCTACAGCACTATTCGAAGAGAAAGGGTATAGCTGGAAAACAGTTGTAGATGCTTTTAAGGAGAAAGACTTATCGGAAGAAGTCGCTCTCACTAATGCACGTCTAGCAAGAATACTAACTACCGAGGATTATGACCACGAAAAAGGGAAACCCATACTCTGGAGTCCCAGCACCGATTACAGAATTGACAGTTGAACAGGATTTAAAACTAAGACTTATAAAGGATTCAATAGAGAATCCAGAGACACCTAGAGAAGACGTTAACACCGTCTTCCTAGCACTTCAGAAACAGAACTTTGTTCTAGCTAATAGCCTTACAAACTTACTTGAGAAATGGCCGAAACCACCAATGACCATGGACCCGAATACTACAGGCGTGGATCCATCCAAGTCTGGGATTTTGTTCGTGATAAAGAACTCAACTTCCACTTAGGAAATGTAATTAAGTACGTCTGCCGAGCTGGTCATAAAGACGACGACATTGAAGACCTATCAAAAGCGATCCACTACCTATCTAATGAAATCGAATTTAGAACAAGCCAAAGAGTTCAGAGAAGCATTCAAAGTAAAGAACTCACCGAATCTCAGCTCGCGGAATATGCAGCGGAACTTAATAATTGAAGAATTTAAAGAATTTTTAGAGGCAGAAGGAATGCTCTTTCGACAGAGCTTAGATCTGCATGAGGAAGCTATTAAAGAACTCAGTGATCTCGTATATGTCTGCTATCAATATGCAGCAAATATGGGATGGGATTTAGACGAAGCTCTACGTCGAGTCCATGAAAGTAATATGTCTAAACTTGGTGATGGTGGCAAACCTATCTACAGGGAAGACGGAAAAGTATTAAAGAGCAAAAACTACAAACCACCTACATTAAGTGATCTAGTCTAATGACAAGTTTAATATCAAGAACTGGTCGGGTTCAGTCATGGATGGATAACCCCGACTCACGTCTACCCGTATCATGCACTGTCTTCGTTGTAGAAGACGCTATGGAGGGACCAAATGGAATCGAAGCAAGTTGGAGATTCGTCAGCCACGCTCTCCGATATGGAGCTGGCGTTGCTGTCCATCTATCTAAGCTCAGACCCAAAGGAGATAAAAACGGAAAAGGTCTTACAGCTTCTGGACCAGTATCGTTTGGAAAAATCTATTCAACCTTAAATGAAATCATCAGACGGGGTGGTCATTATAAGAACGGTGCTTGTGTGCTCCATCTTGATTTGGATCACCCTGACATTATTGAATTTATCACGACCCCACGTTCCGAACTTCCATGGGTTAAACGATGCGTCAACATTAACGAGGTAAAGTGGGAATGTGCTAGTCAAGATACAAAAGACGCAGTTATATATGGCATCAGGTCGGGTGACATATGGCTAAATAAAACTAAGTACGATAAAAATGGAAAAAGAATCCGAGGCAACGTATGCCTTGAAGTATACCTGCCATCACGGGGAACATGCCTCTTATCCCATCTCAATACGGGTGCCTGTGCAATCTCCGACTTGCAGCGTGGTTTCGTTGAGGGTATGCGAAGTCTGTGCGAATTACATAGTAAAACAGGCGTTGAAAATTCTGGAGAATACCGTTCCCCCGACACGGACAAGCAAGTCGGACTTGGGTTGCTTGGATTAGCAAACCTACTCAGGCAAAACAACGTCACCTACGAACAGTTCGGTGATGCGTTACAAGCTACTAACGATGGCATACCTGGATTAGGTACAGCTGGTTTAATAGCTGCAGAATTTTATAAAGGCATTCAGAGTGCGGCTGAAGTTGCTAGAGAATATGGAATGGAGAGAGCTTTTGCTATTGCTCCTACCGCAAGCTGTTCATATCGCAGTAAAGACAGAGAAGGCTTTACTTGCACACCTGAAATTGCACCTCCTATAGCTCGGAGTGTAGATAGAGATTCAGGTACCTTTGGTGTACAGACATATGAATATGGTGATGTAGAGATCGCCTCAGAAGTTGGTTGGGATGCTTATAAGAAAGTAGCTGATCAACTTATGTATATGTTGAACCATACAGGGCTTCTTCACGGATACAGCTTTAACTCTTGGAGTGACGTTGTAACCTACGACGAACAGTTCGTTGAAGAGTGGCTAGATAGTCCCCAAACTTCACTTTATTATTCCCTTCAGGTAATGAGTGACGTTCAGGATAAGTCAAGTGCATATGCAGCATTAGATGAAGATGACGTACAAGATTACTTGCAAGGGATTCTGAAAAACGAACCCGAATGCGATTGTCAAGAATGAACCCATATGAAAAGTTACTCAATAGAAAGAGAACTTGGACACCCGTCCAAACAGAAGCTGGAAAGCTTAAGCCTGGAGCTGAAGAGACCATCTACCGTGCTCTCGCAATACGCCACATGGAGTTACCAGTTGGCGACTTCATTGCAGAATCACTTAAAAAAGAGGTTCCCGAATCTGCGAGGAAACTCTTAGAATCTAACGTCCAAGACGAGGTTAAACATGACCTCGCTCTTGGCTATATAACCAACGCTATAGGCGTTGATGAGAAGTCTGAGAAAGAGGCTTTTCTATTAAGGGATGCATGGGAAGCACATCCTGACCACATGATTACCAAAGCTTTAGTTATAGAACGTGCTATCTTTTTTGTACTTCTACCTTTTTTTAGGTATAATGGTGATGCTGGTCTCAGAACGGTATCAGCTGATATTTCCAGAGACGAACAAATACACGTGGCCACTAATAGCCTTGTATGTCTCGATATGGGCTTATCTTGGAGTCAATCTCTGGATAAACTTAGGAAGGCCACAATTAACTGGATCATGGAGCCATTAGGTAAGAATACTTATGGCGATAAATATTTAAGCAAAAAATTTTGGCTAGATACTAGCGATAATCTTATGTATAACGGCAAAGCTCCCGAACTTTCCTCCACCAAGTCAGGTCGTATGCCTGCCTTTTTCGAACATAGCAATGTCAATCTCCCTCAATACTCTTAAGTTACATAACCAAAGACTGGATGAATTAGTAACAAGATTAGAAGACAACTTTAGCTGGAGACCAGTCACTCCAGCTGATTCAATAGAAACAATTATGTATAGAGCTGGTCAAGCCAGTGTCATTGAATATCTCAAATCAATTATGGAGGATGAAATCTAATGTGTTTAGGATCACTGTTTAAGACGCCTAAGATGCCAAAGGCAATAGCACAACCAGTACAAACGCCACTACCTCAAGCTGAAGAACTTAAAGCACCTGAACCTCTAAAGACTGAAGAGGATGCAGAACCAAAAGTAAAATTAGCTAAATCAAAAAGAGAATCTCTAGGTACTAGAGCTAAGAGTCCATCATCACGTTTCACTTCTCCAATATCTACTGGATATAAAGGACAAGGAGGGTTGAACTTATGAATGCAAGGGAAAGGTACAACAGATTAAGTACTTCTAGATCTGATTATCTAGATGCTGCTGTTGATTGTTCAAAGCTCACCCTTCCTTACTTAATTCAAGACGACAATAACTTTAAAAGAAGCTACGCTAAACTTGTTAAACCATGGCAAAGCGTAGGAGCCAAGTCAGTTGTGAACCTAGCATCAAAATTGATGTTAGCTTTACTACCACCACAGACTACTTTTTTTAAACTACAAGTTAGAGACGATAAACTTGGTGAAGAATTACCAGCTGAAGTTAGAAGTGAACTAGACCTTTCATTCTCCAAGATGGAGAGGATGGTTATGGATTACATCAACGCTTCTAGTGATAGAGTTGTTGTCCATCAAGCGATTAAACATTTAATCGTCGGAGGTAATGCACTTATCTTTATGGGTAAGGATGGCTTAAAGCACTTCCCTCTATCAAGGTATGTAGTCAACAGGGATGGTAATGGAAATGTATTAGAGATAGTAACTAAAGAACTTATAGATAAAAAGCTTCTGGAATACCCGCTACCAGAACTTAAGGAACCAAACCATACAATGGATGATTCCACTAGCGGAGAAAGTGATGACGTAGAAGTGTACACATACGTCCGATTGGATGAGAAGAGTGGTCGCTGGACCTGGCATCAGGAATGTCATGACATGATACTTCCTGGTAGTCGTAGCACAGCACCCAAGAATACCTCACCATGGTTGGTACTGAGATGGAACACAGTTGATGGAGAAGATTACGGAAGAGGAAGAGTAGAAGAATTCTTGGGAGATCTTAAATCCCTTGAAGCTTTATCCCAAGCTCTAGTAGAAGGGTCAAGTGCTGCAGCCAAGGTTGTATTTCTAGTCTCACCTTCCTCAACCACGAAGCCAGGAACCCTTGCGAAAGCTGGTAATGGAGCAATCATTCAAGGGAGACCAGATGATGTAGCTGTAATACAAGTTGGTAAAACTGCTGACTTCAGAACAGCTAACGAAATGGCAACGGTCTTAGAGAGAAGAATTGGTGAAGCCTTCATGCAAATGATGACAAGGCAAGCCGAAAGAGTTACAGCTGAGGAGGTACGCCTTACTCAGATGGAATTAGAAGCTCAGTTAGGAGGTCTATTTAGTCTACTAACAGTTGAGTTCTTAGTTCCTTATTTAAATAGAACACTACTAGTACTACAACGTAGTGGTCAGCTACCTAAGATACCTAAAGATATGGTACGTCCACAGATAGTAGCTGGTGTGAATGCTTTAGGTAGAGGACAAGATAGAGAAAGCCTTACAGCATTTATCACAACTATTGCACAGACACTTGGTCCAGAAGCATTGATGCAATACATACAACCTTCAGAAGCTATTAAACGTTTAGCAGCTGCACAAGGTATAGATGTATTGAACTTAGTGAAGACTGAGAATCAATTACAGGAAGAAGCGCAGCAACAACAACAACAAGCTGCTCAACAATCCTTAGTAGATCAAGCTGGTCAATTAGCTAGTGCTCCAGTGATGGATCCTAGTAAGAACCCTGAAGCAATGGAACAATTACAACAACCACCTGAAGAAATTTAATGGCAGAAACACTTACCTATGATGCAGGTACTGATACAGTTACCACTAGTGAGAACCTAACTCCTGAAGAGCAAGACTCTTTAAAAGTTGGTGAAGAGATGCAAGCTCAGCAAGAAGAATTACTTGCTGGTAAATATAAAAATGCAAAAGAATTAGAGGATGCATATATAGAGCTGCAGAAGAAGCTAGGTTCTGATGAACCAGCTGAGGAAACTACTGCAGAAGAAACAAAAGAGGAACCAGAGGCATCACCACAAGTAAGTCTTATTACTGATGCAAGTAATGAGTATGAACAAAATGGTGAACTCTCTCCTGAGACCATGCAAAAGTTTACTGAGATGAGCAGTGCTGATCTTGTTAATGCTTACATGGAGATTCAAAAGAATGCACCTCAACAACAACAGCAACAAGAATCAGCTGATCTAACAGATTCTGAGGTGAATACAATTAAGAACTCAGCTGGAGGTGACAAGGCTTATGACAATCTCATCTCTTGGGTATCAGATAACTTACCTAAGAATCAAGTAGATGCTTTTGATAACTTAGTTGAAAGTGGAAATGTACAAGCTATTCAATTAGCAGTACAAGGACTGAAGGCTAGTTATGATGAAGCTAATGGTTATGAAGGGAGGATGTTACAAGGCAAACCAGCTAAAGCAGCTGGTGATGTATTCCGTAGTCAACCAGAACTTGTAGAAGCTATGGCTGACCCACGTTATGATAATGACCCTGCATATAGGAGGGATATTATGGATAAACTTAGCCGTTCTGATATGAACTTTTAATTATGAGCAACAAAGACCAATTAAAAACTGGTAAAGGTCCGACTGATGTAGGAGCAATTAAACGTTCCACAATGCATAAAAATGCATCACTTATGGATAAGAAATCTTGGGAGAAAAAATATCCAGGGTTTTCTTTCTCAGCTTTTTATAGAGGCGGTAGATATTAAAGATAGACATGGCGACCTGACCGATCATCCTCGCCATTCACCTATCTCTTAAATCAATGACAGTTATAACCGAATACGGTAAACAAAACATTTTCGCAAAAGAACCACCTATTGAAATCATGAATCAAAACGAAGAAAACTTCCTTATGGAACAAGCTGAAAGAACAAACGGTCAGCTTGCAATGATCGGTATCGTAGCTGCTCTTGGAGCCTACGTGACAACAGGACAAATCATTCCTGGTGTTTTCTAGTGAGCAATATAGCTATATGGCAGAGAGCTAATGGCAGATTCGCCATGCTCGCCTTCTGGATTATTGCCGCAACTTATTTATTTACAGGACAAATAGTTCCTGGTATTTTTTAACCTTTTATAAATGACTACAGCCACACTAACAAAACCATTTGACAACTGGCAGCGTTTCTGTGACTGGGTTACGAGCACAAACAACCGTCTCTACTTGGGATGGTTTGGTGTTCTCATGATCCCTGCACTATTAACCGCTGCAACAGCATTTATCATAGCTTTCATAGCTGCACCACCAGTTGACATAGATGGAATAAGAGAACCTGTAGCTGGATCTCTACTCTATGGAAACAACATCATCTCGGGAGCAATCGTTCCCTCATCTAACGCAATCGGTCTTCACTTCTACCCAATCTGGGAAGCTGCAACCCTCGACGAGTGGTTGTATAACGGAGGACCATATCAACTCATTGTGTTCCACTTT